CATGATGACCAATGATCCTGTGTCATCCATGTCGAACTTCAGTCGGTTCTTAAGGATTGACTCGAATCCTGCACGCTCTGCCTCATTGATTTTAGCGCGAAGCTTTAGGGATTCCTTTGCTTTGGAGACTTTATAATCAATTTCCTTCTGCTTCATTGCAGTGGAAATGTCGGACTTGTATTTTTCAAACTCTTCGCCAGTGCTTTTCCAAGCTGCTTTGATGTCGTTTTTTTCTTTCTCAATTTTTTGGATGCGCGTTTCGTATTCGCGTAACCGTTCATCTGATCCAAGTGCGGAGGATTTTTTGACATCTTCGATTTGGTTTATATAGGTACCCTTGAGCTTGTTCATACCAAGTTGGAAGAGTTCCTCATTTTTCTTGATGGTCTTGGTTTCCTCTTCAGTGATTTCAATGCCTTCCTCTTTGAACATCTGCCTGATTTTGGTCATTTGGCTTCCCATCACCTTCCCAGTGATGGCTGATGTCAAATCGGGGTCTTTGACCACATTTTCTTTAAGTACGAACTTTTGTTGAAACTGTTCTTTGAATTGGTCGAAGTTTTCCGCTTCGATGCCAGCGAACTCATTCAGCTGCTTCAGGTCTATCATTTGTAGTTTGTTTTGGTTTCCGACTTTTTTTCTTTGGTTCTTCGGATGTCGGTTGGTCCGATGTTAGGGTATCAACAGTCGGCTCTGCTGGAGCTGTCTGATTGGTTTCAAGGATTACATATCTGTTGTCACTTACCTGCACGATTTCTCTGGGTGGGGTTTCAATCAGCACCCATCCACCCGAAGCCATACGAGCAGGATTGTTGTATATGGATGGTGGAAGCATGGCCACCCGACCTGTTTTCATGCTTGTTGCTTTCTTTAGATGGTCCATAAAGGGGTGATTTTTATACAAATATAATCATCAAAGATACTATTTTATGATTATAATTGTGATATGAAATATATCAAGGATAAATTTGATGGATGTTTTTGGCCGATAGCAGTAACAGTTTGCCTAATCATTTGGTGGTGGATAATAACATGATACTATCATATTTGATGTTCATGTTATGTTTGGCATTACTATGCTTTGACCAAATCAGCATTAGAAAGAAAAAGTAATATATTTGTTCCGTTTGGTTGTTTGTGAATTGGCCGCCCCGTAAGGCGGCTTTTATATTCCAAGCAATTCAGCCTCAACTTGAGTGGGTTCAAAACCCCACTTTTGAATCGCCTCCCTCACCACTGTTTCAGGAACTCTCCGAATCGATACAGGAATTATTGAATGTCGGCAGTTGTAACCACCAGCGTAGGAATAGATGGTCTTGGAATTTGTTCCAGGTATCTGACCTATCCACTGACCACTACTAACTCCACCACCACTATAATCACCAGTCGGCCAATCTTCAATCTCTTTGTAGTAAAAGTATTTATTATGCCTATTTGAACAGAACGGCCTTGTCGTTTCTATCTCACTACCTGAATAAAAGAACCATTCCGCTTCCAGTTCCTCACTGACCGCACTGGTGTAGTTCCTATCGGCAATGGCAAAGGTATCATGGGCTATCTGCTTGTTGTACTGAAGCAGCTTGCCATCGACCTCATCATCCCCGGTAACTATTGTTTGAAGCTGTTTAACAGTTTCGGTAAAGCCTGCATTGGAACTGATGGCTGTTTCAATATTCTCCCGAACCACATCAGCGAAGCGTTGGTTACCGATGGCATTGACAAGCAAGTCAACCGCGTTTCGTTGTGTAGTCCTTAGCAGCTGTTGGCTTACAGGTCTTGGGGTGAAATCATCAAAAGTCTTGGCGAATAAGTCATTACTGACCTTGGCCTGTTCGCCCATCTGCTTGGCATATTCCTGAACCGCCGTGATGTATTCGGAATCGGACAGAATCTGCTGAACCAATTGCTTCACATCAGAAGCTAAGGCAAGGTTGCTACTATTGAGAACCAAATTACCTGCCGAGTCAACAGTTAGCTGGCGTAGTATGTCCACAATCTGTGGAAATAGCTTTTTCTGCGCTATCTCTACCGCAGTCAAATACTCATCGGGAACGGTGGTGAGCCGCCGCGTTTTCTCAGCTATCAGCTCACTTACTGTTGCCATTAGATGCCTGCTACGATGTTGCTAACCAAGGATTGTGCATTGAAAGGAGCAGCCGTGGTCAGCTGGATATTGGCTGCGATGTTTTTGGCACGCTCCACCAATTGAGCCAACTGTGTTTCAAAGTCTTGCTCAAAGAATGCTGGGTTTTCCATCATCAAAGTATTAACCAGGTTGATGGCTGAATCATGCAGAACCACTTCCCATTTATCCACCAAGCCTTTGGAAAGCTTCAGATTTATCTCATCCAAAGTCATGGTCAACAACCTATCAGCTTGACTAATCAAATTGAATATCTGCTGGCCTTGCACATCAGGATAATAAAGAGTCTGCAAGTATTTATAGATGATGGACTGAATCACAAACGGAGGCTGCTTGGCCATTATGGCTTCATTGATCTGAGCCAAGTAATCGCTCTCCAAATAGAAGTCATAGTTCACAGGTCGCTTGATGACAGGCTGTCGGTAGTTCTCACCATATCGCATCAATCCAACCATGTTGATGCACCATTGGTACATATCGAACAGCTGCATGCAGTTCTGCTTGATTCCAGCGATGAGTGCCTTTTGGTCAGATGCCGCCTCGGTAGCTGTGATGCCTTCACCGCCTTGGACCTTGTTATTGGTTTTCTTGAGGTGTAGAATCTCATAGGCTTGGTTCATGTTATGGGCAATCTCCTCACGCAGGAATCGGGGTGTTTCAGTTGATGGTGCTGCATAGAATATAGCCGAGTCAGGGCTAATGTTATCGCCTTGTGAAGTGCTTGTCTGAGGCTTAATGAGCAAGGTTCCATAAGGACTGATTCTGTCTTTTAATCCTGAACCATTACACTCTGGACACATTGATTTGCCACCATCCATGCGGTAATGCCAGCCACCATCGCATGTCACATTTTCCCCATCAATCTTGATTTGGAACTGACAAGGGTCACCAATCATTACTCGGTAAGGATAGGTGCAGGTCGGCTTTATTCCACGAAGCAAAGCGGCATCCAAAAGAACCTCATCCAATACATCAGTGGCGTATAGGAACGGACTCTGTTGAACCATTACCTCATCGATTTGGATGCTTATTCCATCCACTCGCTTGACCGGTACCATTCCTGTGGCATGGTTGAACCATTCGATTATCTCAAATCGATTGTCAACCTTCTTACCTACCTGAACGGCTTTATAAATCCATTGGTCATCAAAGATGAGATAAACCATCCCATCCATGACCATCTTGTTATTGTATTCAACCTCGCTGCGCTCTTCGCTTTCAATGATGGCATATTCCTCATCATAAGCCAGCACGCGAGTGGTGTGATAGAACTTGGTGTAAGGGTTAACCAATTCATCAGGGTTCAAGACTTCCTCACCTTCTATTTCAACCGTATCAAGATCATGCGGCATGACCGCCACAACTCCCATTGCATCCATCAGCTTCAATGGAGGCAGAAACACAAACACGAAGTTATCTAAGCTGCCATATTCAGGAAACTCCGAATCCAAGTATTTAGCCAAGGTGGTGTCGGTGTTCACATACTGATCCGCATCGGGCGTGTAAGTGATGCTCCAGTTATTCTCATGGTAAGCTCGGCCATAGGTATCAACCATGTCCTTGAATACCTGGAGAGTGGTCTGCTTAAAGTTCGCTTTAACATATTCATACTCTTTGGGAGTCTGATTGGGAGCGTTCTTGGCGAACAGTTCATAAGGGAATACCCCTTTCTGAGCATGTATCCTGATTTGATCGAGCCATTTAGCCGATAAGGTATAACCAGGATAATAATTAGGCAAGTGGTGGCCATTATCATCATCCTGCCGAAACAAGGTGATTCCTTTGGACTTCTGCCCTTTGTTGCGTATCGATGTCAATTCATCGACCAAATAGGATAACTGCTCAGGGGTTAACATTAGAACTTGGGTTTAGTGGGTGGCTTCGGCCTAGTCCTAGGCTTACTACCTCCGCATGATGAACATCCTTTCATGATAGTGTAGTTATATAAGAGTTAGTGAGGTCAACTGAAGTACCTGAACCGAGCAGAACCTTGGCAGGTATGGGATAGTCGAACCTGCGCTTTTGGAGTGTTCTCCAATTAGCCAGCACTGGTCGATAACCTTTGTAATACCTGCTTTTGAATTCAACATCTTGCTCAAAGTAATATGAGTA